TTCAAGATGGAAATGTACCCCGGCGATAAACAAAGCACGTCGAATTATGATAATTATGATGTATGGTTGAAAAAATACTGGGAAAAAACTATGCAACTATGTCTTCATGTTCTCGAACCTGGTGGTAAAATGTGCTATATCTTATCTGGATATGGGAGCAAGGGCACCAAGAATTCATATAACCTCATCGACGATATGAATAAAATCGCAGAAAAGTATTTCACTTTATTATATACAATGCCACTTTATAATAAAAATGTTCATGTTACAGAACACCGCGAAACCGCCGAAAAAATAATTGTATTTTCAAAAGAGTAAATATTATATTTTACTATAATATTTGCCTAGTGCTTTTTAATATAATCCAATAAATCCATCATCTTAAAAGATGCACGAGAAGACATGCTTTTATATTTCTCTTTATTGGTCTTTCTTAACTTTGATATCTCTTCCAGCTTACTAATTGTAGTTTCATTGAACTCATCGGTATTCTTATATAGTTCATATGCAGTTGTAATCATAATATAAAGATTGTCACTATATTCCTCTACTACACTTATAGAATTATCTGTCTCTGCAACCCTTGGTAATAACTCAATAATATAATCTGTAATTGCCAATAATACATCCTGTTCTAACACATCGTATTTTGTAAGATTACACATAAAAGTTGTCATTGCCTTTCGCGCATCATTCTCCTTTATAAAAACACAATATGCGTCATAATCTTCATTTGGATCAACGGGTTTGATATTATTATATGATGCCTTATAATTCTCTACAATATTTGTCATCTTGGAACCAAATACACTATATTTATTAATAAGGTTCATATAGAACTCTGCGTATATATCGGAGAAAAACGCATTTGAACTCGCAATGTTAAATATAAATCCCGTAATCTTATTCATATTCTCTTCCATGTCGTGACCATCGCCACCGTCCTCGCCGTCCTCGCCGTCCTCACCATCCTCATTTAGTACATCATCTATGAGTCCAATAATCTTAATGGTTTGTTCTTTTTTACTTTTCGTCGAAAACTTATTTAACGCAATACGTATCTCATTTATCTTCTTTTCAATACCTTTCTTCTTCTCAATCACAGTAGTTTTGAAATTACGAATATTATCCCAATTCTCATCCGGGAATGAATCCTTTCCCTTGTCACGATATCCTTTCTTATTAAATAATTCATCTCCTGAACCACGCTTTATTTTCTGATAATTTACCTTTTCACTATCATTTGAAACGATCTTACTTGATAAATCTTTTAATATATTTCTTGTATTTTCATCCAATTTTGTATCGATTCCATTGAAGATAAAATCTTGAAAATCTTTGACTGTATAGTATGCCATTGGTTACTAATTATTATAGCACAGTGTGTTTATATATATTATGATTTAACATTTATAATATATTAAAACAAATATAAACATTGAAACACAGTATAACTAAGATGAGCAGCACACAAGAACTCACACAGGCGAACGATACCAATGTTAAACAATATGAAAATTGGGATGATTTGGAGTTAAATGAAGATGTAACACGAGGTATTTATGCATATGGATTTGAAAATCCAACTCCAATTCAGGGAAGGGCAATCAAACCATTAGTCGCAGGTCGCGATCTAATCGGTCAGGCGCAGTCGGGAACTGGAAAAACTGGGTCATTTACTATTGGCACGCTTCAGAGTATTGATACGTCAAAAAAGACGACACAGGCTCTTATTCTCTCACCAACACAGACACTGGCACAGCAAACCGCGAAGGTCGTGACTGCTCTATCACAGTATATGGATGGTCTGGTTATTAAAACTCTGGTTGGTGGCACGTCTGTTTCGGAGGATGTAAATGAACTTCGGTCTAATACACCACACGTCATTGTTGGAACGGCAGGTCGCGTTTTTGATATGATGAAGCGTAGGAATTTTGATACGGGCACTATCAAACTCTTTGTTCTTGACGAGGCAGACGAGATGTTATCGCGAGGTTTCAAGGATCAGATTTACGAGATCTTTAAGTATTTTAGTGATGATGTTCAGATCGCACTCTTTAGTGCCACAATGCCAGAGGAAATCCTTACACTGACTGATAAGTTTATGCGCAACCCCGTCAAGATTACTCTCAAACCACAGGAACTAACACTGGAGTGTATTCAACAGTATCATATTGCACTTCAAAATGATCAAGAGAAATACGATACCTTACAGGATTTGTTTGAAATCATCAGCACCAGTCAATGTATTATCTATGTGGGGGCAGTTAAACGAGTTGCCGATTTGTATAGTGCCATGATTGCAGATGGATATACTGTATGTCAAATTCATAGCGAAATTCCACACGCAGAGAGAAATGAAACAATTAAGCAATTCAGAAATGGTGCTTTCCGTGTCATGATTTCTTCGGGAATGACCGCACGTGGTTTTGATGTCCAGCAGGTTAGTACTGTTATTAACTTCGACATTGGACGAAATATCGATACATATTTACACGCAATTGGACGTGCAGGACGCTTCGGAAGAAAGGGTCTTGCTATCAACTTTGTGACAAAGCAGGATATGGATCATCTCAAGAAGTTAGAGCAACATTATAATATTACGATTCCTGAACTCCCAAGTAATATTGAAACTCTTATGTAAATAAAACAATATTTGGAATATTAATATAACACATTCGTTATATTAATTTTCTTTTTCTATCGTTTTAGTGTAAAATAATGGAAACGATTAAACAAATGTTTCATATTACACCACCCAAAGATAGTATATTGAACCGCGATATCCATAAAGTTTTTCGTTTACCTATCGCATATGTAGATGAAGATAAACTATTTGATTTAAATGACATTGTTACCGAAGATTTAGAACTAACCAAACCACCCGTAGAAGATGCTTCTGGTGAACTGGTTCATTCAAATACTATGTATGAACATCTATTGAAACCTCAAAATAAATTCGCCACTGCTCTTATGCCGGAGTGGGCAAAGCAATTTACAAATGATGCCAATTTTTTAACTCAATCACAAAGTGTTATCGAGAACATTGATTCTATTCCTCAAGAGGATGCCAATTGTATTGACTGCGATAAATTCTTAACTTTTTGGAAGGATTTAAAACAGGATAATGTGAATTTTATGGACCGTTATTCATTCATTGAATGGGATATTGCTCGTCATTTGAATGAATCGTCCACATTTCTACAGGCTTTATCCTTTGTTAATATGGCGTCACCTGCTCTCAGTTTTTTTATTCCCATTTTATTCCTTGTTTTTCCCTTTATTATACTCAAAATTCAAGGCATACCGATTGATTTTGCCACGTATTTTAATACTTTGAAGAATATTGCAAAAAATCATTTTATTGGTTCTATTATACGAACTGCACAAAATGTTAGTTGGTCTAGTTTATTTTATCTAGCGGTAACGGTTGGTCTATACGGTCTTCAGATTTATCAAAATTATAGGGCTTGTATTCGTTTTTATAATAATATTTCACGTATCAACGACCATATTAGTTTCCTTAAAATGTATATCAATGCTTCTACCGAGAAAATAGATAAATTTATAGAATTAAATTCTCATCATTCAACCTATAGTAGTTTCTGTGAATTATCCTCATATCATTCAGATAATCTGAAAAATATATACAGTGAAATTGAACACATTGCGCCATTTGAACCTAAGTTCTCCAAGATTACTGAGATCGGATACTTACTTAAATGTTTCTATCACTTACATACCAACTCACAATATGAAAACGCTCTTAGGTATTCTGCTGGTTTTAATGGTTATATTTCAAATATTAGAGGTATTCGGGAGAACATGCTTTCCAAATCGGTAAATGTCGCATCATTTAATGATAAAGACACCGTTATTAACGGTATGTATTATCCCGCGTTGGTCAGCGAAAAACACGTGAAAAACGATTGTTCGTTTGAGAAAAATATCATTATTACTGGTCCCAATGCTTCTGGTAAGACGACATTACTCAAATCTGCGTCTATTAACATCATTCTTACACAACAGTTTGGTCTAGGGTTTTACGACACGTGTTCTATTAATCCTTATACACACATTCATTCTTATTTGAACATTCCTGATACATCTGCTCGTGATAGTTTATTCCAGGCAGAATCCAGACGCTGTAAAGATATCATTAATATTATTGATGAATGTGACGTTTCAAATAGACATTTGTGCATTTTCGATGAATTATATTCTGGCACGAACCCCGACGAAGCAACAAAATCCGCATATGCTTTCCTTCTATACTTATCAAACAAATCTAATGTTGATTTCGCACTCACTACGCACTATCATAAGTTATGTAAGAAAATTAAAAAGAAACATAATATGCGTAATTATATGATGGACGTGAATACAGAGAATGAACGCATTACCGAATATACATTTAAATTGAAGAAGGGTGTATCCGATGTTAAGGGCGGATTGTCTATTTTAGAAGAAATGGAATATCCAAAATCCATATTATCTTGCATTTATAAGCAAAATAAACAACAGAAACATGATAATAATGACGATGATAATAATGATGAATGATTTTTACAAAATATACATATTAAAGTAATTTTTATATGTATATTACATAATGGTTAAGTCTTTGATTAATCCGTTGGTTGACTATAAGGAAACTAAATATGTAGATAAAATCGACCATAATACAGAGGCGTCTTCGTATGATATTATTTTTCGCGACATAGACCCAAACAAAGAAATTACAGTGACTTTTGGTAAATTAAACGACACTTATATGTCCAATGGCGTTTCTTATTTCCCAATGTATCTTGTTGTAGATGATAGCGTTAAGGGTAAAATTGGTCTTATCGAAATCGCATTTGGTAGTGAGAGAAATATTTTGGACGAAGATAATGAGATTGATCCCGAAAAGATGCCCGAACCTTTACTCTTTAATTATGTTAATTCTAATTTTATAGATTCGTTTAAAAGTGAGATGTTACATACTGATGATACAGATGCAAATACCACGAATAAGAAAACTTCTGGACTTTTGGATATGTTTGGATTTACTAGTAATGTGGAAGATAAGGATGATAAGAAAGATAAGGATGATAAGGATGATGAGGATGATAAGGATGATAAGGATGATGAGGATGATAAGAAAGATAAGGATGATGAGGATGATAAGGATGATGAGGATGATGAGGATGATGAGGATGATAAGGATGATAAGAA